CCTCGCATTTTGGCAGCCGCTCGGACAGCTGGTTCAAGGATACTGTTGATGGCGCGACCGAAGGGGGTGCCACGGCATCGCCCGTACACTCGAGCTAAGACCGGCCCGTGGTGCGGAGCGGTGCGCCGTTCCCGTGATCCGTTGACGGGCGCAGAGCGCTATTGCAAGCAACCCGCTGGATGGCGCACCGACCACCCCGGCCAAGGCCGGTGCCGGAGACACGGAGGCTGTGCTGTGCCGAAGAAATTCGTGGGGCGCTACGACACGATTAAGCGAAAGTCCTTCCGCGACGAGATGACGCGGCAAGAGCGCATCGAGCAGGACATCATGGATCTCGCACCAGAGATTCATTTGCTCCGCACGTTGGTCGTGGATTTCGTCAATCGCTACCAGCGATTCCGCAAGGCGCTGTTTAAGTGGTATACGGACGGCGAGTCAAGCACCAAGCCGCGGAAGATCCTGGATATTGCTGACGCCGGGAATCTCATCGACAAGGTCAGCAAAGTGGTGGAACGGATGCACAAGATTCGGTCCACCGGTTCGATTTCACTCGATACCTTCAAACGTGTCTCCGAGAACATGGGCCTTGTGGTGGCAAACCAAGCCCAACGCCATTTCGGCAAGAAGGATGCCGAAGCTGTGGTCGCGTTCTTGCAGGGCGTGGAGGCCGACTGGAGTCGATTGGCTATGGATTCCAAGAACTCGTTCGCGGACGAGCTCAAGGAAGAAGATGTAGAGGACGACGACAATGGCCCCAGTGAGAGACTCTGACGGAATTCGTGGCGTGGAACGGGATGTGTTCGAAGGCTTCTTCTGTCCGTGCGGGGGCGATGCGTTCATCGGCCTGACGCGGCGGGCCGTGGATTACGCCGAGCCGGTCCCGAATGCCTTCGGCACGAACGCGCAGATTCAGTGCGCCAAGTGTCACAAGGTCTACACCTTCCGTGACGGCCGCTGGATCGACACGACGCCCACGACGTTGCCGCCGCGCACCGCGAAGCAGAAGGCCGCCAAGAAGAAGGCGATGGCCAGTCGGTGAGAACCCTCGGCTCGCTGACTCGTGAATCTGGGTTTGGGCCGTCCACCGCGACCCTGGAATATGCGATCCAGGGATTGCGGACGGGGAAGGCATCGTCCAAACAGAATCAACGGAAGCAGCGAGCCGGGCGGTCCATTGCCGACTTCTGTCTGACGTATCTCCGTCATCACTTCACGAAGGGGTTCTGTGAGCTTCACGACGACCTCTTCACGTTGCTGGATGGGGACGCCCCCGAGCGTGGGAAGCGCGTCGTCCGAGTCGCCCCGCGTAAGTTCGGCAAGACGACGGTCATCTCACTGGCCGCGCCCCTCAAAGCCCTCGCCTACCAGGAGAAGCATTTCATCCTCCTGATAGGCGAGTCGGGCACGACCGCGCAAACCAACCTTGCCTCTATTGTCCAGGAGTTGGAAACCAACGAGCAGTTGTTGGAAGACTTCCCGCATCTGGCTCCGGCCAAGGATGCCAAGGGGCAGTTGGTCAAATGGACGGACGAAGAAATCGTCGTGTCCAGCTATGCGATTGTCCGTGCCAAGGGCATGGGCGCTCGCATGCGCGGTATGAAATACCGGAACCACCGGCCGGACTTGGCGATTCTGGACGACCCGGAGTCGCCGGAAACCTCGGACACGTTCCTGAAGCGTCGCCGCCACAAGCGATGGTTCGGCGGCACGTTCCTGGGGCTGGGGTCGGATAACTGGGACGTGTTCGTGATTGCGAACTTGCCGCATCACGACTGTCTGGCGGCCGACCTGTTACGGAACAAGGACTGGAACGGTAAGCTGTATCGGGCCATCAACATCCCGCCCCGCGAGGACGAACGATACCCCATCGGCAACACCCGTCGAGATGGGTCGGCGCTATGGCCTGAGGTGTGGAGCCTGGAGTCTCTGGAGGTCTACAAGAACGACAAGGCCGTTGGCGGCATCGGGTTCGCCCGCGAGATGATGAACGACCCTCGCGATGAAGAGGATAAGATTTTCGACATCGCGAAGTTCTCGTTTGTGGACATCAATCTCAACACCTACCGGAAGGACTACTCCTCCTTGGTCGTGTCTATCGACCCGGCGGGCGGTGAGAAACCCGGTGAATTCAAGCGGGGGGTGCGGGACTGGTGCGTGATTGCGGTCGGTGGGCGGCGGAAGGATGGGTTCGTGGACATCATCGACGTGGAGATGACCCGCAAGCCCCCGGAAGAGCAAATCGCCCTTCTCCTCGATATGCTCCAGCGATGGAGCGTGCGTCGGGTGTTCGTCGAGGAGAATATGTTCAAGAACCTCTATGCGCCAAGCATCAATCGGCTGGCACGCGAGCGGGGCATTTACCCCGGCGTGCATGAGATTACGAACACCACGAACAAGATTAGCCGTATCCAAGGCATTCAGCCGATTTTGCACAATGGCACGGTGCGGTTCAATCGGACGTTCATCGACCACAAGCGCGAGTTTCTGGCGCAGTTTGACGAGTTTCCCGCACAGTTCGACGACGGCCCGGACTGTGTTGAGATGTTGGTCCGGGGCTTGGAGATTAACCGGATCGGGTCCGCGCCGCAAGGATTCAGCACACCCGGCAGCTACTGGAGAGGACGCCCATAATGGCAAGTGACGAGCACGTCGAGAAGTATCGAACCTCGGATAAGGTGCGTCAAGCCTTCGGGGAGATTGGCGACTCGGGGCTGAGCCGATCCGGGGGGCGCATCAACGAAGAATTCCTGTTCGAGCTGAAGGGCAAGCAGGGCATCAAGGTCTTCACCGAGATTGGTGAGAACGACCCCATTGCCGGGGCCGTGGAATTTGCCATCGTGATGCTGATGCGGCAAGCCAAGTGGTCGGTGAAAGCCGGGATCCCGCCCAACAGCGATACCCAGCCCACGGATTCGTCCAAGAAAAAGGCCGAGTTCATCGAGTCGTGCATGCACGATATGTCGCACACGTGGGGCGACTTCATCTCGGAAGCCATGACCATGTTCCGCTACGGGTGGGCGTGGCACGAGATCGTCTACAAGAAGCGGAGCGGCTATGGCCCCGACGGATCCGGCTCCCGGTATACGGACGGCCTGATTGGCTGGCGGAAATTGCCGCTCCGCGGCCAAGTCACCTACCAGCGATTCGGATTCGACCCGACCGGAGGCATCACGTCCTTCACCCAGATTCCACCCTCGGGGTCGGCGGCGGCATCGGGTGAGTTGACCATCCCGATTGACAAGTCGTTGTTGTTCCGCACCCAGTCCAACAAGAACAATCCCATGGGGCGCAGTGGGTTCCGTAGTGCGTATCGCCCGTGGTATTTCAAGAAACGGATTGAAGAGGTCGAGGGCATCGGCGTCGAACGCGATCTGGCCGGATTGCCCATGTTGACCACGCCCGAGGGGTTGGACATTTGGAACCCCGACGATGAGCTGGCCGCGCTCTACAAGAAGAAGGCCGAGGAATTGGTCCGGTCCATCCGTCGGGACGAGCAGGAAGGCGTCCTGATGCCGTTCGGGTGGGAGTTGTCGTTGTTGACGACGGGCGGCACACGCCAGTTCAACACGACCGAGATCATCGGCCGCTACAACAATGCGATTGCGATGACGGCGCTGGCTGACTTCATCATTCTGGGCCACAACAACCGCTACGGCTCCAAAGCCTTGGCGGGTAACAAGACCCAGATGTTCCAGATGGCAATCGTAGGCTGGTTGAACGTCATCAAAGACGTGCTGAACCGGTATGCCATTCCGCGCTTGTATGTGCTGAACGGGTGGGCGTTGGATGATGAACTGGCGCAGTTCCAGCACGATGGCGTCGAGATCCCGGATCTGGATTCCATTGGGACGTTCCTGTCCAACTTGAAGTTGGCGGGCATGACGATGTTCCCGAACGAGCTGTTGGAGCGCGACCTGTTGGAGAAAGCCGGGTTGCCGGTGCAGGGCGTGAAGCTGGGAGTCGAGGATCCGAACCTGGGCATTGCGCGGGATGCCGCCGAAGCCAAGGCCAATGCCCCCGACCCCATCGCCGGGCCGAAGCCGGTCGCCATTTCCGGCAAGCCCGCCAAGAAGTCATCGTCACCCGAGTTCGAGGATGACGAAGACGAGGACACCGAGTAATGCCGACGTTCGTGCCGGGGATGGTGCCACGCCGCCGCACCGACCGTGTGGTCGAGGCCATGACCAAGGCCATTGAAGGCAAGCGGTCAGCCATCGACCCCGGCACGGACGTGCGGAGTGTGACCGTGGTGGC